TCTGTTCTCTGTAAGTTGTTTGTCCTTTGTGGCTCTAAAAGTAAAGCAGGGCAATCCTGTACTACGCCATCAATTAAAGGGTAATCTAAACGGGGTACGTTTGTAGCAACGCTTTCTATAAATCCATCTTTGTTTACTCGTGTCGCTGTTGAACCTCTACTATGTGTAAAATCCCCATCGCCATTAGCAGGTAAAACTGAATACAGCTTACTCGCTTTAGTTCCTGATGGTATTAACGCTACACCTGCATTATCGTATATGCTCATTAGTTTAAGATTAAAGTTTCTATATTTTCCATAATACTTTGAGTACCCTCAGCAGTTCCACTATCTGATAACACTCTGTTTGAATAATCCATAGCTACACCAATTATCTTATATTGGTTCTCTTGCTTGTTTTCTACGCTATCTAAATCAACAGCTTGTGTTATACTAATATAACCAACTTTAGTGGAATCTGTTGCATTATAACTAATTTTAGCTGTGTTAGCTGCCACACTACCATTAGCTGTAACTCGTGCATCTGTATAATAAAGATTTGTACCTTCACTTACGTTTGAGGTGCTTAATGATACTGCGCCTGTCTGTCCGTTTACGCTATCTACTGTATTGACCTCTGCACCTGTTTCGATACCTGCCAACTTAGTAGATGAAGTGCTGTCAAAACTTATTTTAGCGTTGTTGGTTGTTATGTTATTCGCTTGGGTGGTCGTAATACCCACTTTAGCGTTGTTTGTAGCAATATCACTCGCTTGTTGGGTGGTTATACCTACTTTGGCATTATTCGTTGTTATATCACTTGCCTGTTGCGTAGTAATACCAACCTTTGCTGTATTGGCAGTTATCGCATTTGCTTGGTCAGTTGTTATGCCAATTTTAGCTGTGTTAGCTGTGATTGCATCTGCTTGGGTAGTTGTGATACCTACCTTCGCATTGTTAGTAGTGATATCAGATGCCTGTTGTGTGGTAATTCCGACCTTAGCATTGTTTGTAACTATGTCAGCAGCTTGTTGAGTTGTAATGCCAACCTTAGCGTTATTTGTGGTAATATCACTTGCTTGTTGTGTAGTGATTCCTACTTTAGCGGTATTTGCTGAAACAGAAGAGTTTGCTGATACTCTTGCATCTGTATAGTAAAGATTAGTGCTGCCCTCTGAAATATCATCTGTATCGAGAACTACATCTCCTGTTTGTGTGTTTACGCTATCAACTGCACCAGCACCAGTTCCAGCTCCTATATTAGTTCTTATAGCAGATTTATCACTATCTGATATTGATGTAGCAGCGACAAGAGAAGAAGTGACGTTGGTAGAATCTGTGACATCAGCGTTAGCTTCTATTCCAGACAGTTTAGTTGAGGAGTTGCTATCGAAACTTATCTTAGCAGTATTCGCCACAATAGCATCAGCCTGTTGAGTTGTTATACCTACTTTTGATGTATTGGCGTTAATAGCACTCGCCTGTTGGTCAGTTATCCCTGTCTTGGCGGTGTTGGCTGCAACAGCACTGTTTGATGCAACACGAGAGTCCGTGTAGTATAAATTAGTACCTTCATTAACATTACTTGAAGTAAGCGTTACAGAACCAGTCTGACCGTTTACAGAAGTAACATCGTTTACTTGCGCACCAGCTTCTATTCCAGATAACTTAGAAGAACTTGTAGAGTCAAAACTAACCTTTGAATTGTTAGTAGCTACATTAGATTCAAGAGTATCTAAATCTACAGCTTGTGTAACGCTTATATTAGCCACTTTCGCTGCGTCTGCTGAAGGATAAGAGTTCTTAGCTGTATTGAGAGAAATAGCACTTGTATTCGTGCTTATATCGCTTGTATTGGTGCTTATATTAGACGTATTCGTACTTATGTTAGCTGCGTTTGTATTTACGCCAGAATCAACATAATCTTTTACTGCGCCAGAAGTGGGTATTGAACTGTCGTCATCATTGTTTGATATACCATCAGCTTCATCTACAAACTTAGTAATTGTAATATCTTCTCCAGTATCTTTGAGTGAGCCAAACTCGGCAGTTCCAGTAACCTTTATAGAGCCATCGGTGTTTATAAATACGCCTGTTTGATTACCATCGCCATCAGTAATTTCTACTTGACCTGTAATCTCAGCGTTATCAAGGGTCTTTAACAATCCCTTGAAAGTATCTTTTATCTTTTTGTTATTTAGTGTAGCCAATGTTCTCTGTTGGTTTTACTTGTTTAACTCTTCTTTCTAAATACTTCTTTAGCTTTACTATATTGCCTTGCTTAGGCTTGTACTTACTTATAGATTCCATCCGTGAAATAATACGTCTTTATCTGGGTAAATATCCTCATTGTTGTTTGTATAATACTCTGGGAACTTCTCATCTGCGTGGAAGCTCATATAGTCTATAAAACGCTGAGTATAGTATTCTGCATAATCACGTTCTCTATTAATTAGTAGGTCAACCTCTTCTTTACTGGCGATTGAACTATTCTCAGAGTTATGCTTATATACGCCACCATTAGCGATTGTGTACGCTGCAAATGGAAGGTACTCAGCCATAGCATAGTGAATAAGCATAGGTTGAATGTAATCGTTTATTAGAGCTAAGTAATCACCAGACAAGCTACCTCCAATAATATCAGCACTAATCTTATCGTACAAGTCAGTACCCATATAGTTTCTAACGTGAATCTCTTGAGCTATGTGTATAAACTGAATAAACTTATCAGTGTCCACCGAACCATTAAGTGCGGTGTTCTTTACAAGGTCAGCTCTCTTTATAAATAATGCAGTTGCCATATTATTCTTCTTCTTCTATTTGAGGTTCTTCATCAACTTGGTCTTTCTTAACACCAGTTTCTTTTTCTATTTCACTCTCAGATATAGCATTTGTCAAGTCAGTGAACTCAAGTGGCTGTAATGTCTTGAAATAGATATCCAATTCAATTCCGTTATACATAAGCACTTTCTCTAACTCATCTAAGATTGTTACTTGCATAGGGCGAATAACAGTGTTATCCATAAGTACAGAAGCCGTTTGGAGCTCTTCTGCGTTGTTTCCAAGACCAGTTGAATCCTTGATACCAACGAGCATAGGAGAGACGATTCTGTGCGATACCATTACCTTACGCATAGATTCATCAGACAAGAACTGATACTGCTGGTGAGCGTCAGATAACTGTACAGGCTCTATTGTAGCTGCAAGTTCTTTAGAGTCATTAAACGCCAAGATAAATCTACCTGCGTTAGAACTACCGCTAAACTTCTCTACGATACTTCTCTCAATCATTTCCCTCTGCTCATCTGGCGGTACTCCGTTATTGAAGTTGATAAGCATAGAAGGAGCGAGTCCGTTCTGAATGTTATTGATGTGGTAGTTTGCCACTTCTTCTTCAAGCTCTGCATACTGTAATCCACCCTGATAATCTACTGGCGAATAGTATTTGTAACCAGCACGATAAGGCTTAATATAAAGAATTTCAAGTGGCGACTTAGATTTGCCGAAAGCAGGTATTCTCTTTAGCTTATCAGACTGCTTGTACTCCTCCCAATTAGAGTGATAGAAATAAGCCTCTATCTCCCCTTTTGAATTGCACTTCTCAGCTCTAAGAGTTTCTACAGGCATATGCTCAACTTGAGCAATCTTCTTTCTGTCTTTGGTGTATATAATCTGAAGTGCAGCTTGACCCATCATCTTGTAGTCGTAGCAAATCTTCTTCATACAGTCTTTAGTGAAGAGCTCTTTCATCTCGTCATACTGACTTTGATTCTTATCGCCATCAGTAGCATCAAGTCCTTTACCGTAAATCATTTCTGCAATACCGTTGATTGCAGCATTATTTGTTGGTGAGCCATTGTACCTGTCAATTAGGTATTCAAAGTAGTTGTTATCATCGCCATAAGAAACCCAGTCTTGATTACTGTACTCCTTAATGTCAGGGCGTGAATACGACTCTAAGTTTACGATGTGTATTTTACCATCTTTTGCTTGAGGCATAGTTCTTCTATTTGTATTTCTTCTTGACTTACTCATACTGTTATATATTCATTGTTGTAGCTTTGTTCGACTACATAATCGTCTTTGTGTACATCAAACTTATCGTAGTCTGTTTGGTCGGTACAAAATAATACTCCTTTGTATAACTCCCCACTACTATCAATTAACTTAATACCATAGTATTCGTTTTCTCTAAAGCTGAATTGACCTGATACTGTGGAGAATGGGTCGCCATAATTAAACACAATTTGAGGGTCTGTATTCCAGTTTTGGTCGACCTCATTAAAGAACACATCTGCTGTTTGCCAGTAATATGGAGAGCTGTAGTTTATCTCTCTTCTGGAGGACTTATCGTAAATACGAATAGTGACATTACTATCGTTCTGTCGTCTTGGTATAATACGAATAGTTTGCAGGTCAGTAGATGTTGTTACAACGTGCATTATAGAATTACATATTCGTTATCGTAACTTGTTTCGGATGTATAATCGCCATCCTGTACAAAGAACTTCTCTCCGTCAGTTTGGTCTGTACAGAATATAAGTCCTCTGTATATAATCTCACTACCGTCTTTTACTTCAAATGAATAAGCTCTGTTCTCTACAAGAGAGAAAGAACCTGATAGTATCATAAAAGGGTCAGATGATGTCTTAGAAACAGATACAGTAGATGTGGTGAATTGCGTCTTATCTGTGAGCTCAAGAGTAACAGAACTCGCATCTTGTCGAGGTACTATTTTTAGTTGTTGAGCTGCAATAGATGTAGTTAATAAGTGCATATTAAAATAACAGAATTGTAGCTTTTTGTTTTTGGCGCATAAAAAAATAGGGGATGTAAAACACCCCCTATCAGATTCATAACCCTATTGAATTTATGAAGGGTCTCTTTGAGTTGACTCAGAAGCAGTAGCACTTGACATACCTGCGAATGGGTCTGTATCAGTACCACCATCAACGAATGAAGGCATACGGAGTTCGTTTGCAGTTAGTGTAAGTGTATATCCGTTCAAATCACCCATAGCAGTACCAGTAACAGCAGTACCACCAGTAACATCAGCACCATTTTCAGCACCAACTAATAAGAACTTATCGTCGAATGTTTGTACAACAACGTGAGGGCGACCATACGCCATCAACTTCAATTCTTTGTTATCCTCTTTAGTCAGTTTGAATAAGGTCATATTTACGACTTGCTCGAAGAATGTAGTTCCGTTCTCAAGAGAAGACGTAATGTTAGTTTCAAGGGAAGAGTTACCTTTGACGTCGTAAGAGTGGTAAGTGAAAGTTCCTGTCATATCAGTGATTTCATCGCTACTACCAAATGTTAGCGAACCTAAATCACCAAAGTCAACAAAGTGAATTTTCTTAATACCACCAACGGCATCTTTACAAGGTCTTAATCTTCCGCCAGTTAAATCACAAGCCATATTATAAGTATTAAAAAGGGGGTGGGTTTAGCACCCCCATATTAGACGATTAATTATTAGGTGTAAAGAACGATGTCAGAACCGATACCATATTGGACACCAGCAGTGAATCGCATTACGATACGAACATTTTGACTTCCGTCAAGGTCAGCCATATCAATAACTTTAACCTCGTTGTGGTCTGCTAATAGACCAGTACCAAAGTACAAGTTAGATGTTTCCGCAGCTACAGCATCATTATCAGCAAGACCGTTAGCAACAAACAAAGGAATACCTTGAAAGTTCATCTCAGTTTTACCAACGTGATACAAGTCACGATATCCTAAAGCAGCTTGTGCAGATACATAAGCCTTAGCGATGTTTGAAGAAACGTAGATTTTCAAATCTTCTTTTCCGTAAACAGCAGAAGGAATTGCATCAACGATTTTCCCAAGCTCAGCGATTACGTTAGCAGAAGTAACAGTAGTACCTGTAACGTCTACAACATCACCGTCAGCAGCTAACAAAGTAGCAAGACCGTCAAACTCACCAGCAGTGGCGTCAGTACCTTGCCAGATGTTTTGCTCAGTTTGCTCTGCAACTTTAGCAGCAACGTGACCGATTAGGAAATCAGCGAATTTAGGAGGTAGGTTGTCATAGGCAGAATAACCCATTTGAACAGCTTCCCAGTCAGAACGGAAATCCTTCTTACAAAGCTCAAGGTTTACTTGAAACTCTTCAGGTTGGAGAATACGCTCTGTCAAAGTCAAAGAACCAGCATCAGTAAAATCACAAGAAGCGTTTCCAATAAGACCGCTTGTCGCAACTTTCTTTACAACTTCTTTGTACTTTACATTAGGCTTTACAGTAATACCGCCATTTGCGATTGTATTACCGCTTAATAGAGCAGCAGAGATGTACTTTCCAGCAAACTCTCCTGCATATGTAGTAGTAATTGATGGAGTTGGCATAATTTAATTTTAATTTAGTTTATTTTGGACATTACTCGGTCAAGTGTCGAAAGAGGGCGATTTTGACCGAACTTAAAGCCCCCGTTTTTTTCTTGTTTTTCCTCTGGATTGTGTGCAATAGGCTCAACTGCTGGTTCAGCAGATAGCTTTTCAATTTGTGCACTCAATTCAGCTTTTTCTTCTTCGTAAGATTCTTTTTCCTTACCCATTTCACCTTTCATTGACTCAATCATATCCTTGAGTTCAGCGATTTTAGAATCGAATTCGGACTTAGAAACATATTTTTCTTCTTCTAACTCTTCTTCTTCTTCAACTTCTTCTTCTTCTTCCTCAGCTTCTTTTTCAGCTTCGTCTTCTTCAGCAAGTTGTTGTTCGGTAGATTCGTCAGATAGTTCAGTAGCCTCTTCAGCTACTTCGTCTTCAGACAATACGACTTCTTCCTTGACTTCAACTTCAGGAGCAACTTCTTCAGCAGATACTTCTACGTTTTCTACTTCTTCTTTTACCTCTTCGGAATTAATCATAGAAAGTTTCTGCATAATGTCTTTTAATATAAGAGTTGCTTTACCTTCCATAATAAAAATTTAACTTTAAAGTGTATAATAATAACTAATAATAATTCCTCTGTTAGATTTTGCCTACACCCTGTGCCCTTAATGTACCGTCACAGCACTTTCGTGAGTAGGTTCTACCGTTTTTGCAGAGACAACCACGTCTTGAATTGCGTGGAGATGTTCTGCTTGGTGTTTCTTCTGTTCTTTTCATTTCTTACTGCTTTTAGGGTGTTTCTTAGGTAATAGGTCGTAATCTGTTGTGTATTTGGCGTTTTGAGGTCTGCCGTTCTTTAGCAGGTATATATAAGCGTTTACTCTCGCTTGTGCCCACTGTTCAGCAGACTTTACCATTGGACTATGTGATGTTTGAAATGCGCCAACACCACGCTGATATACAGATTTAAGTTGACCTACAGTTGTTCCGTAACCGAGTTTAGATTTATACTTCTCGTTGAAGTCACTTGCTTTAGTTTGTAGTGACTTTAGCACTCTGGCTGGAACAGATACTCCCCTTCCCTTCCCAGCAGCTCCTTTTGGATTGCGTTTGCTACCTCTCTTTGGAGCAGGGTTTTTAGTATCGGAATTTGGTGCTTTCGGGCTTCTAATAATTCTTCCTTTGTCATCGTACTTTGCTAATTTATGTTCTTTGCAAGGCATATACCAAGTCTCACCATCTACATCGTGCTCGTGGTAGCCATCGCAACCAATATCCTTTGCAATTCTTAATGCTTCTTCTTTTGAATCATAGGCGAGTCTCCCATCAATCTCTTTAGATGCTAAATCTAACTTAGATTCCTGAGAGTTTATCTCATCGAGTTTACCTTCTGCCCAACGGATTCCTTCTTCGCCTCCCCAAGCATCCCATAGAAGACCGCCACAACCTTTATTGTATGGTTCGTCTTTCTTCTTTTCAAATCTATTGTAAGATGCCATCTCTGATATCAAACAACGAGATAATGGCTTACCTTCGGCTAATAGTTTGGCGAATTGCCACGCTTGAGGTGTTCCGCATCTTGGTTTATTGCTATCATAGTATGCAAGAGCTTGTTTAGCGTTCTTTCTGGCAGCAGATGGGTAATCTTTGTACGTTTTGTCGTACAAACCGAGTTCAAGCTCCTCAGATAGCTCGTGACAGTCACAATTAAGCTCTAATTCGCCTAATTCACGCAATTTAGACCTACTCCAAGCTAATCCTGCCTTTCCACCCCATAGAAGGTATGAAATTGTACCACAAGCCTTAGAATCGCTTGGGTCATAGTATTCGGCAGCTCTTGATAAGTAAGAATACATCCTCTTTATCGTGGACACACTGAGTTTTTCACCCCTACTGAGCTGCTGTGCTCTTACTTTCCCCACAGAGGTGGCGCACTTATTGTTTACCTTCTTATTTAGCTCAATACCACGCTTTGCGTTATTTCTAACGCCACTTCCGTAGTCTCCGTATGTAGCTAATTCGTATTTATCGCCAAGAATTACGTTAGCAACCTCTAATAGTATTTGCTTAGCTTCGTTTTCTTCTTCTAAGTTGGCTAT